TGAGCGAGTAGCCGGCAGCGCGTGCGTCGCGGAGCGAGTAGCCGGCAGCGAGTGCGTCGCTGAGCGAGTAGCCGGCAGCGCGTGCGTCGCTGAGCGAGTAGCCGGCAGCGCGTGCGTCGCGGAGCGAGTAGCCGGCAGCGCGAACCATAGCATATTGTTTGGATGCGATCAAAAACTTCAAATGGGCGGGGCTGTTGTTCACCTTCGTTTCTCCGGGGTCTTTGTGGTTACGCCGCGCGCTGTTCGGCGTTAGCCGCGCGGATTTGTTCGATTGTCGGAAGCGGCGCGACGCCGCCGTTTTTGCTTGCGGCCGACTGCGCGATGTAGCGATCGCGGTTTTCGAGCCACTGGCCGAGATCGAGTTCGACCTCGACTTGCGTGCGGATGATGCGCGGGCGTTCGTTCATGGTCCGACTTCCATCATTTCGGCAATATCGACGAAAGCGTTCAGCGTATGCCCGCACTCGGCGCACTCGACGATGATGTCGATCAGCTTCGGGTTATGCGCTGCGCTTGTGGCGGTCACTGTCAGGCCGTCTTCGGCGTCGCACTTCGGGCAATGGCAGTCGAGTTCTTGCATCTTGATTCTCCAACCCGCCACCCCGGCGGGCATGGGCGCAATGTATCGCCCCGCGCGATACCTGTCAACCCCTACGGCGATTCTTTTCGAAGTTCAGCCCACAGCAGGTTCGCCGCCGGTGCCGGATCGTAGGCGCACCGGCCCCACAGAACGCGCGCGCAATGCGCGGTGATCGTGATCCGGCCCGGCTCGCGGGTGACGGTGTACGCAAAGGCGTCGGCCATCGATTCGAGCGGCCCGAACGTCTGAACGACGAGATCGGTCGCGACCGAAATCCGAAACGGCGCGTTGCGCGCAATCCACGGCTGAACCTTCACCCATAGGGCGTCGCACGCTTCCGGCGCGCATTCGACGAACGCGGTCGCTTCCGGTGCATAGGCGACGAACGGGTTCTTTGCGTGCGCTGCGATCGGCATCGAAAGCAAAGCGCACATAACGGCGGCGATCTTTTTCATGCGTTGGTTCCTCTTCAGATATTGAAACCCGACTGCTCGGGCTTTTCGAACATGGGGCCGTCGGTTTGCGCTTTGCGAAGACGATCGCACGCGGTTTCGAAATGCGTCGGATCAAGTTCGATCCCGACAAAATCGCGCCCGCATTGGATCGCAGCGACGCCCGTCGATCCTGAGCCCATGAACGGGTCGAGGATTGCGCCGGGCTCGGCGTTGCCGATGATCTCGCGCATAAGCGCGAGCGGCTTTTCGGTGGGGTGCCATTCGTTACCGCTGCGACCGCAGTCGATCACGTTCCCGCGGCCGTCGCCGGGCTTGGAGGTGAGCTTCGTTCCCCATGCGATCAGTTCATGCTGAGATTTCCAGCGCGTCCCCATCGCCGCCCAGCCCTTGTTCCATACCAGCATTCCGCGCATGCGAAAGCCGGCGTGTTCGATTGCTTCGCGGGAGTGTCCCCACATTTTCCAGTCGGTGAGCACGTAACAGGCCAGCGCCGACGACGCCCTGAGCGTGCGGCGGATCAAGGCAATATAGCCCTCGGTCGTCATCGTGTCGCCCGCGATCTTGACGTTCCCGGTCGTTCCGATGCTCCCCGGCGCCTTGCCGCTTTCGTTGTATCCGCCCGACGAGTACGGCGGATCGGTCACGACAATGTGATCGCGGCCGGCGACGGCTTCGGGCATGATCTCAAGCGAACACCCGAGGTAAACCGTCGCGCGGCCGATGGTTTCTTTTCTGATCCAAGCGGGCATTAAAACATCCTCGCCTGCCGCTGCGCGTTTTCGATCCGGCGGCAGGCGATGTCGAAGTATTTCGGATCGCGCTCGATGCCGACGAATGACCGGCCGAGATTCATGCACGCGACGCCAGTTGTGCCGCTGCCCATGAATGGGTCCAGAATCGTCACTGCTTCAGGCAGAAAACCTAGGCACCACTCCATCAGCCGTAGCGGTTTCTGCGTCGGATGCCCAACACGCTCCGGGTTCGTTTCTCCGATTGACACGGAAAGCTGGCGAGTGGTGCGGTCCAAGGATGTCCAAGCCAGCTCGAAGTGCCCCATGCTTGGCGGAGCATCCGGCTTGAACCAAGATAGCCAGCCGCGAGATTGCGGGAGAGCGTAGTAGTTTCCGCCCCAAATGATCGCTGGGGCAATATCTGGAAGGCTGGTAACGACTTCGATTGTAGCGTCGTCCCAATCCTCGGGCGGCTTGCCCGCTCGGCGCTGCCACTTCGTAGGCTGGGCGGCAAACCCAATCCCATATGGCGGGTCGGTGATCACCGCGTCTACTTTTGGCAGCATCGGCAGGATGTCGCGGCAATCGCCGCGATAAAGAGTCGAATTTCCGATTTCTATCTTCATGTCAGCCCCCAACCGCGCGCAGCGCGTCGCGCATGGCGTCGATTTCGGCCATGATCGCCGCACGCGACATCGGTGCGATGACCGAACCGCAGCCGACACGATCGCTCACGGCGCGCGCGCTTCGGATCAGCCTTTCGACTTCGCCGTTCATCATGGGCGCATCGGGGAACGAACCTGCAGCGATGGGGAGCCCGTCGCCAGCGGGCGGCGGCTCACACTGCCGAATGATCGCGAGAATCGTCTCGGCGGCTTCGCGTGCCGCCGGCGGCCATCCGTTCGCAGGGTCGGCGATCGCGACGCATTTCGCGGTGACTTTTCCAACGGCAAGCAATGCCGCCGGGATCGTTGTTGTTTTGCTTTCCATTGTTTCCCTCGATTATTCGCGGTTACGGCCCGCGAGAATTTCAGCCATCGCGCGAACTTGTTCGCGCGTCATATCAGGCCAGTAATCGTTCGCGAGTAGATGGCACAAGTCATCGAAGAAAATCCGAAACTCGCCCTCGTCCATGTTTTCAAACGCGATCGATTCAGGAATCCAACCCGTCGTGTTTTCGTCAAGCGCGAAGATCGTCGCGCGACCGAGCTTGACCTTCAGGACATAGAGCGCCTTTTCGGTGTCGCCGTTGAACTCGTCGCGGTTTTCGGCGAGCTTGTGGATAAGCCCCATCACCAGCCGATGAAAGTATGGGTTGCGCGCCTTGCGAACTTCGACGATGAACTGATCGCCTATGCGGTAGCGGCGACGCATGAACCGGGCGAAGTCCGCAAAGCCTGCAATCTCGAACAGGCCATCGCCGACAAGCTGAGCGAGAAACCCGGTGCGGCGCTTACGGCGCTTCGCCTTCGCCTTCGCTTCAGTTGAATAGCCGCCGCCACCGATGCCGGGCATCGCTCACGCCCTCCAATGCTTCGCATCGAACACGGGCTCGTCGGGGACCGGCTGGCCTGCGGCGCGCGCCGCTTGTGCTTCGCCTTCCCATCGCATCCGCGCGCGGCGATGCTCTTCGTCGACGGCCTCTTTTCGGCGTTCGAGGCGTTCCATTTCCGCCACGATCAGCGCGCCGGCTTTTTCGAGTTCGCGCAAGCGGCCGTCGATCGTGTTCGCGGAGAACTTCGGCTGTTCATCCCACGGCCACACAAGCGAAACGACATCGTTCCGCGTGTCGAGATAGCCTTCGGGCGCGTTGCTCGTCGCATAGCATGCCGCCGCGTCGGCGAGTTCGCCGTTTTTGTGTTCGTCATCGTGCGCGGCGGCGTAGCCTTCGACGTTCTGCTGTCGTGTGCGTTCTGCCAAAATGCGCGCGATCGGTGAAAGCATCGGTTCCATTGTCACTCTCCGGGTTGGTTGATAATTTCGACGTTCAGGGTTCGCAACAAATTGAACACGCCGCAGCGGTACCCCGATTCGCCGCGGCGGACATACTTCCCGGTGCCCGGCCAGAAATCGAACACCGCGCCGGCATGCGTTACGATCAGGTGCGCTCCGTCGTTCATTGAATCGAACGCGACAGAATGACGCTGCAGGATCGCCGCGGAATTCTCCCTGTTTCGCGCGCGCCGCAATCGCGACTGCTGGCGATGGGCGCGGTACATTTCGGCATCTTCGGACATCACCGCCCCTTCACGTTGAGCGTGTATTGAGCGACGCGCGCAGTCCCGCGGCGCGTGCGGACGGAAATCAGCCGCGCGACGATCGGCTCGCCTTGCTCGCGCAAGTCGTACACGCGCGCCGACAGCCGCATGATGCCGAGCTTCACGGCGTCGAGTGGTGTCATCGGCCCGCGACGAAGCGCGTCGAGGACAGTTTCATTCTGCGTTTTGATCGAGGACATCGTTCGATTTCTCCGTCTTTCGTGCGGGGTGAAGGTGGCGAGCGAGATCGTCGAAGATCGCGTCGACGAACGACGAGTTGCCACGCTTCGCCGGTGCGGGTAACGCGGGCGCGTTTGATTTCTTGCGCGGGATGCTCGCGATCGTGGTCGCGAACTCATTCGGCGTCGGCCAGTCTTTGCGGCCAATGCGCAGCCGTCGAAACGCTTCAGCGATCCGGGGCGTGTCTTGGGACTGATCCCAATCACGGCCGGGCCATAGGTCGTCGATCCATTGGTCGAAGACTTCGGCGGCCACGTCTTCGGCCGGCGCAAAGCTGCACACCAGCGCCGTGCGGCCGAGGCCGTCGCGCATCGCCGCGTCGAACCATTTCGGGGGGTGTGCGCTCATCGCTCATCCCTCGGCGTCATCGCCCGTTCGATGCCGGCCCGCTTTTTCGACGCCGCCGGCGCTCCGCTGGCCGAGATCAGCCGGGAGTCGGACAAGTCCCGGTACCCGCGGGCAACGGCGGCCCGTAGAACGGCCGACAGGTCACGCCCGGCGGCGGCATGAACGCGAAGCTGTCCACCAGCCGCCAGCAGGCGCGGCCCATTCAGTCCGCCCGACCCCTCAAGCATCGCCAGAAACGCGCCCCACGCTTCAGGATCGACGCCGGACACGGCCGGCGCATGCTCCGATGCCAGCGCAAGCGCGCGGGCGTGTGCGGCTTGCGTGCCGGCTGTGAGCGCGGGGGGCTCGAACCCGACGACGGCGACAATGCCGCGGCCGGGATCGGGTTCCTCGCGCGCGCTCGCGCGTGACTCCCCCTCTGCTTTTAAACTCTCTTCTCTTCTCTTCTCTTGCGATCCTTGTGCGATCGCTGAAGGATCGCACTTGGATCGCCGAAGGATCGCCGAAGGATCGTCACCCTCGAACATGCCGCCGAAGAGCGGCTCGCCGGCTTCCGCGTGGTCTGAACCGCCGGCTTCGCCGCTCGTTTCTTCGGGTTCGGGTTCGCCGCCGGCTTCGTCGAGCCAGTCGGCCCCGACGCCGCGATCGCGGACGATTTTCAGCGCACGATCAGCGCGCGCGATTTGAGCCTCAAGAGCGGTCGGGTCAAAAGCGTACCTGTGCCGAACCGCATTTCCCTTGCCGCCGCGCAACCGTTTCGTGAGCTTTCCGATCCACGCTTCGAGCGCTTTTTCGGCGATGACGGGATGATGAAAACGCCCGTCGGAACACTTCACGAACCCGCGCATCGCGCCGGGGCTTAGGCGCCGCCAGCCGTCAAGGTCGCGGCCAAAGCCGACGAGCTTCGCGATCGCGCGTTCGTCGCCGGGTAGCGTAGCCGCCGGCGTTTGGTGCCAAGCGATTGTCCACAGAACGACAGCGATGCCGATCTGCGCGAAGTCTTCGTCGGAGCTTGCTTCGGACACAAGGCCGGAATCGCGGAAACGCACGCAATCGAGCGGGATAAATGGGAAGTCGCGGAGTTCGACCTCCGCAGGAACGAACGGATTCGGAACGCCTTCGGGCGTAATCACAGCAGAACCCCTTGATCGTTAAGACTTTGCGCGGCGGGATGGATTCCGGCTTGTCGCCGTGCGACGGCGTTCGAAGCATTTCGTCGCCGTTGTTCCGGCGAGTCGAACGGCCTTGAACTTCCGAGGCCATTCATTCTCGATTGCGAGCGCGCCGTCGCGCGAAACGCCGCGGGTTTTCCAACCCGACACAACGCCTTGCGACACTTTGATTTTGTGGGCCAGCTTCGACACGCCGCCGGCGTGTTTCAGCACTTTGTCGAACTCGGTTTCTTTGGGAGTGTTCATGGCGCCGGATGCTATCGCATGGCGAAATTCCGCGCAACCCCCCGGCAGGGGTTGACAGGTATCGCGCCGCGCGTTATTGTCCGCGCACGGTCGGCGGGGTGTCGGCCCGGAGATAACACCATGAAAAACAAAATCAGCCCGCGCGCTTTGTGGAACGAAATCTATCGACTTGCACGGCTAACGCCTTGCGCAAAGTCAGATTCAGGGGAAGCCGCGAACGTATCTTGGGCCTATGCTTACCCTTACGGCCTTTCAACGGTAGCGATCGAAGCCGCGTGGTGCGGGAAACACGGCGACAAGTTGCGGTGCCCGTTATTTATTCGCGCATCCCTTCATCGCGCCGGCGTTGATCGCAATTACATCCTCCACGGCGCCTGCCGGTTTTCGCCGAGGCTCCCGAAATGAGTCGCGAGCCGCGCGAGTTCTGGATTGTCGAAAGCGCCACCGGCACGCGCCGCGAAACGCTCACGCGCGAAGACCTCGCCGAAGCAAAGCGCATCGTTAACGACGAAGAATATCCGGCGCTTGCGCCGTGGACGGTGATCCCGTGTGTCGAAATCGTGAAGTGATCCGCCGCGAAGTGATCGCGGCTTACCGTGAACGCGAGCGTCGTCGCATCGAAGCCGCAGCGCGTGCGCAGCGTTTCGAGCGCTTCGCAAAATGGGCGTACATCATCGGCGCCCCGTTGCTCGTCATCCTTTTTTTCATCATCGGAACCAACCCATGAACACCGAAGCCCTTCAAAAGCTGCCGCCGCAAGCGTTCGTCGAAAACAGAAACCCGGACGGCTCGCCGCTGATCGCAGGCACCGACGCGAATGTTTTGTGCATCCGTCGCGGAGAACGCGGCGCGTATCCGATGAAAACCGACATCCCGGCCGAAGAGTGGAACCGGCGCCACAAAGTCACGCCCGCGCAACGTGAAGCGATGCTCGCCGGATCGATGTTCGGTTGGGACGCTATCGCCGCTGATCCAGACGCATACGATGCCGAAGGCGTGCTGCTTCCAAGAATCGCCGAAGAAATGCGGCCGGGATATAGCGAACGCTCTCCGTTATTCAGCCCCAGCATGTCAGCCGCGCCGAAGTACGTCGTTTATATCCAAGCGGGCGACCCTTACGGTCGAAACTTCGTCGCGAATTTCGAAGTCGAAGGCGTGACCGTTCGTGGCCGTGACCGCGACGACGTGACCACTCGGGCCGATTGCCTTGCCGCATTCTTGTCGAGGTAATCCAATGGAACGCATCGGCAAAATCGCCCGCCTGTCCGTCGGATTCAAGGGCGAACATTTCGGGATTTCGATCCATATCAGCGGCGAACGGTGGGGCGCGTCCGATTTCATCGGCGGTCGCCTGAGCCGTGATCCGCCGCCCGGCGAAAACCGCGACGACTATATCGACGACCGTGCGGCAGACTTCGCCGCCACGATGGAATTTATGGCGCGAATCTGCACAGAGTCCGGCGTTCCGAGCATTGCCGGGCTGATCGGGAAACCCGTCGCCGCGATCTTTGAAAACGATCAGCTTTCCGGGTGGCGCATCTTGACGGAAGCGATCGGCTAAACCCTTGCCAAGTATCGCGCGCCGCGATATATTGAGCGCTCACAATCCCCGAGGAAACACCATGAACGACCAACTTCCCGTCGCCGAAGTCGAAGCTCCGTCCAGAATTCGCGACACCGCCCCATTCCTTCAGCCGCAATCCTTCGGCGAGCTGATGCAATACGCGACGCTTGTCGCCCGCTCTTCGATGGTCCCGAAAGACTTCCAAGGGCGCCCCGAAAATATCGTCCTCGCGATGCAATGGGGCCGCGAAATCGGCATGTCTCCGATTCAGTCCCTTACGTCGATCGCCGTAATCAATGGCCGCCCCGGCATCTTTGGCGACGCGGCGAAGGCACTCGTCGAATCGAATCAGCGGTGCGAATACATCGAGGAAACCTTCGAGCGAGACGCGAGCGGGAACATCATCGCCGCCGTTTGCAAAGCAAAGCGGCGCGGAAGACCAGCCCCGCACATCGTCAAGTTCAGCGTCGAAGATGCAAAAAAGGCGGGCTTGTGGAATAAAGAGGGGCCGTGGAGAAACTACCCGCCGCGCATGCTCCAATTTCGCGCGCGGTCATGGGCACTGCGCGACGTTTTTCCCGACGTGTTGCGCGGCATGGGCATCGTCGAAGAGCTTCGCGACATCATCGAAGGCGAGGCGGTGCCCGTCGTCGCCGAAACGCGGACGGCTCCCGCAATCGCGATGCCGCGCCCGCGCCAAGTCGAAGCGGAAGCCCCGGTGGATGCCGGAGCCGAAGCCGATCAGGCACAGGCGGACACTCAGACGAGCGACGCCGACGATGCGCCGTTCCCGTTGTCGGATCAGGCGGGCGCCGATCACGATCATGATGCCGAAGACAATCCGCCGCCGCCGGTTCCGGGCAATCCGTTGACCGAAGGCCAGATGAAAACGCTCGACCGCACCCTCGAACGAAACCAACTGACGCGCGTCGATGTCCGCACGAAATGGGGCAACGTCACGTCGGCGAATTTGAACGATGTCCTGCGCTGGATTCCGCAGCGTGCGGCCGAACTCTACGGCAACGGCGGCGATGCAAACGACGCCTGACGCTGATCGCGGTCGCCTTCGCTTCGTCGAAGATGGCCACGCCTATTTCCTCGACGGCCGGCGCGTGCCGGCTGTCTCGGACATCCTCGAACCGTACTGGAAAGCGGAGTACTTCGCCGCCGGCGCGGCGGTCATGGAACGCGCGCGACAGGTTGGAAACGCGATTCACCTTGCGATTCACCTCGATTTGACGGGACAGCTTGACGAGTCGTCGATCGACCCGGCCATCGCTCCGCAGTTTGCGAAATGGCGCGAGTTCAAAGCCGCGGCGCCGACGATGGGGATCACGATCACCGCGTCGGAACTGCGCACGTTCCACGCCGGGTTGGGCTATGCCGGGACGCTCGACATCGAGGGGACGCTTCACGGCGAGCCGCTGATCGTGGACGCGAAGTCCGGCTCGGTGGTGTCGAAGGTCGCAAGGCTGCAAACCGCCGGTTATGCTATTGCGCGCGCATCGCATCGTGCGATAGACTTCAGGCGTTACAAAAGGGCGGTGCTTCAGCTTCGCCCGGATAAATGGCGATTCGTTGAAACGAACGACGCGATCGACTTCACCGCATTTCAGAGCGCGATCGCGATCCATCACTTTTTCAGGAAATGAACATGGAACAGAACACCCACGTCGAGATCACCGTTCGACCGCTGTCGGCGGATGTCGTCGCGCTGGTCCGCGAAGCCGAGAAACAGCCAGACGCCGTCGATATGCTGATCGTCGAGACGCCGGCGCAAGCGCAAGCGGTCGCCGAACTGTTGCGCGGGCTCAAGTCGCGCGCAACTGCGCTCGAAGATAAACGGAAATCGATCACGCAACCGCTTGACGAAGCGAAGCGAAAGATCATGGACGAATTCCGCCCCGCACTCGATGCGCTGGAAACCGCAGAAAAGCGCGTCAAAGCGAAGCTGCTCACGTACCAGCGCGAAGCCGAAGAGCGCCAGCGCGCACAAGCCCGCGAAGCGGAAGCCGAAGCGGAAGCGGCGCGCAAGCGCGCGCGTGAAGCCGACGAAGAGGCCGAGCGCTTGGCCGCCGAAGGCGCCCCGGTCGAACAGGTGATCGACGCCCTTGATCGCGCGCAGGCGGCGACGAGCGAGGCCAGCGTCGCCGAAGTCTCGTCCGTTGTCGCGGCCACCGAACCGGCCGCGCCGAAGATCACCGGAACATCGTCGCGCGGAACGTGGAAAGTGAAAACGATCGACGTGTCGGCTTTGATCGCCGCCGCTGCGACGAACCTGCACCTTCACGCTTACTTGCTCCCGAACGAACAGGCATTGAACGCATTCGCGCGCGCAGCGAAAAGCGCCGCGACCGTGCCCGGCGTGGTGTTCGAGGAAGTGAGAACGATCGCCGCGCCGCGCCGCTGATATTTGTCACCCGTGCCGTCGGGAAGCCCGTCCACAGTTCGACGTTAAAGCACAAACGGGAATCGCATCCGGCCGCGGCCGGTCGAGGCAATACGAGCGGTGAGAGCCCCGCGCCGGAGACGTAACCGGCACAAATGCAACCGAAAGGCGGCTAACCGTGATCCAAGCACGGGACGAAGCCATGCGATCCGGGTTGTTTCTGCGCAAGGAAACCGGGTGAATCTATGCCGCTTGCGCCGTCGCCGCCAACATGAGGACCGCCGGGAGAGACTGGCCGGCATGATCGCCGCCGTGACGTTTTAGGCGATCACCCTTTCAAACCGACGCCGCCCGGTAGGCGGCACCTTCGAAGGAAACCCCAGATGTCCACCGAAATCAAACCCAAGCTGTACAAGGTCGCGCAGGCGGGCCAGCCGCCGCGCCTGATCTTGGCGAAGAATCGCGCCGGCGCGCTCGGCCACGCCGCGAAGTCCGCGTTCGTCGTCACGCTGGCCGAGCCGATCGACGCGGTGAAGCTCGGCGCCGAAGGCGTCGAGATCGAAGACTCGACGAAGGACAACGACAACACCGGCGCCGGTAGCGATGGCGGTGCGGAGTGAATTTTCTCCAAATGCTCGCCGCGCTGCGACACGGCCGCGTCGTCGAAAAGCTCGACGAACAAATCGCCGAGATCATTCGGCAGATTCAGGAAACGGGCAAAGCTGGCGAAGTCACGCTCAAGCTGAAATTCTCGCCGCACGGCCGCAAAAACAAGGAAATCCACATCAAGCCGGCGATCTCGGCGAAGTTGCCGCCGATGATCGAAATCGAAGAAACGACCATTTTCTTCGGCACCGGCGACGGCGGCTTGAGCCGCGACGACACCGAACAGGGCGATTTTTTCGTCGGCCCGCGTCCGGTTGGCGGCGATGCCCCGGTCGGCGATACCGCGACCGGCTGAAATCCACCCGCCGCCCGCGATCCCCGCCGGCGGCCATCACTGAGGCCAACTCATGAAAGAGCTTCTGCAATCCATCCTCCGCGGTCTTGCCGTCGGCTTGGTCGGCACGCATGCCGACGGCGGTTCGCTGTTCGTCTCGAAACCGAACGGCGTCGAAATCGAACCGATCGAGCGTTTCCTTCCCAACCCGCGACGCCCGCGCAGCGGGTCGCATCACGCGACCGTCGAATCGTTTATGGGCTTCGTCATGCGGCACAAGCGGAAGAATTCCGCGATTTACGTCGCCGAAGAATTGAAGCCCGGCCAAGCGATCGCCGTCGCGATCCTCGACGACCACACCAACACGTCGAACGGCGACGGCACGCCCGGTTGGGGCGAGTTCCGCGCGACGGTGTTCGCATCGGTGTCGCCGGAATATGCGCTGTTGACTGCGTTCGACGGGAAGCTGTTCAAGCAGTCCGACTTCGCGCTCGCGCTGCGCGATATCGCGCGTTTCGCGACGAAGCCGCAAGCCGCCGATCTGATCGAGATCGTGCGGACGATCAACCTCACGTCGAAGGGCCGGTTTCAATCCGTCACCGATCAGTTCAGCGGGTCCGTCGATTTCGCGTTCGAGCATAAGGTCGCGGCCAACGCGGGCACCGAAACGAAGAAACTCAAGGTGCCGGAGACGTTCGGGTTCAAGATGGCGATCTTGGCCGGCGGCGCGGCGGTGCCGATCGATGCCGAGTTCGTGTACCGGACGCCGGCCGAAGCCGGCGGCGAAGTCCAGCTTGGCTTGCGCCTGCCGAACCGCAAGTGGGACGAAGCGGCGGCGGTCGAGGGTGTGGTCGCTGAACTCGCCGGCCTGAACCTGCCGATCTACCGCTCGCGCGGCGCGGCGGCGGCTGGCACCGATCGGGCCGAGCCGTGAAAGCCGCGATCAAGGCCGTGACGATGATCCTGTTCCTGATCGGGCTCCCGATCGGGGTCATCATCGCGGGGCTGTCGGCGGGCGCCGTGGTCGGCTTCGGCTATGCGTCCCGATCCATCGGAGCCGGGAAGGCACCGCCCACCGCCTGAGCCGCGCGCCGCTGCGCGTTCACCCCCGCAGACGAACGAAGGGCGCCGCAAGGCGCCCTTCTCTTTGTGCGTCGATTCTGGCGGTTCTACGGGCCGCCGGGGTCCGGGTCGGGATCGGGTGCCGGCGGCTGAACCCGGCGGATCGCCGCCAGCCGTTCCCGAAGACCGCGGCCCCACCCCTTCAGCGCGTCCGCATAGTCGGCGAGTTGGCCGTTGCACATCACGGGGGCCATGAACGGCCCGTCGACGCAATCCGGCGCCGGTGCGACGGGTTCTGCGGCGTCGGCGATCAGCGCGTCGTCGAGACGGACGAAAGCCGGAACCTTGACCTCGACCGTTCGGACTTCGACCGGCGGCGGCCGAGCCGGGCCGCTACTCGCGCAAGCTGCGATCAACAGCGGCAGGGACAGGAACAGCAGACCACGCGCGCGCATTCGGGTCGGAAGCATAAGCGGAAGCCCTCTCGGTAGTGGTGCGGTGAAGTTGCGAGGATAGCCGATCGAGCGACGCCCGCAAGCCGTCGGCCTCGGCCGCCGCGCGCGCGCGCTGATCCTTCGCTTCGCCGGCGAGTCGTTCGTTCGCTGCGGCGAGCCCTTCGATCGTCGAGACGTTGATCGTGTTTGCGGTTTCGAGTTCGCCAACGCGCGATCGCGCGGCGTCCCGTTCGCCGGTAAGCGTGGCGACTTCGCCGTCGCGGGACGCAACGCCTCGTCCGTGAGCCCACGAATAGGCCGACCACGCGGCCCAACCGAACGCGCCGAGAACGGCGCCAAGGATCGCCAGACGCCACGCCAGCGACAGACCGCCGAGGAATGCTTTCACGGTGCCGATCATGGTCACGTTCCCCCGGTGCGGTTGGCGATCCAGCCGAACAGGAACGCTTCGTCCTTTTCTCGCGCCCGCGTCAAGTCCAGATATCGGGCGATCTGTTGGCCGTCGCACAGCCGGAGCAGCGCCGTTTCGGCGTCGCGCTTGCCGCGCTTGGCGATCAGGGCATCGATCGAGGCGATCGAAACCGGCCCGAGCCGGCCATCTTCGGCGATGTCCGCGAACAGCGTCCCGCGAGTGTTGAGCCCGTTCAAGGCACGCTGCAGGAACCGCGCAGCGACGCCGACGCCGCAGTTCACGCCGGTGTCGAACAGTTCATGCGCCAACCGCGGCGCGCGCTCGGCGATGGCGTCGAGGCGAAGCGCGTCCCAATACTCCGAACGATAGATGCCCTTCGCCACGTCGAGCGGCATCGATCGCATGGGGCCGGAGTAGCCATTGGCGCGCGCGACGGCGATCGTGATCCCGAACATCGTCTCGCCGCCAGAGTCGGCGGGGTTGTTCGAATAGCGCCCCTCGATGCCGATCACGTTGGCGAACGCATGGTCGAACGTGTTCATGCGCGCCCCCTGCGATCGACGCCGGTGCGGCGTTCACCACGAACGCCGGGCTTTGCGAGACGAATCGCGAACGCGATGCGCGCCGCGATGCCGAACGATCCATCTGGGCGCTGTTGCAAGTAATCCCCCGTAATGAACTGCCACCACGGCGGGTGTCCCGGCGTGGTCAGCCATGCCGCAGCGACACCCGTCGCGAACTGCGTCAGCAGCCAAAGCGGGACCGGCTTTCCGTAAATCGAATAGATGCCAATGAAAGCCGACGAAATCGCGACGGCGAACAGGCCGAGGCGGCGTAGGTGCCAACGCTTCGCCATCTTGTCGCGCCCGATGTCGTTCAAACGCGCGACAGCGGTCAAGATGATGATCGTCAGCGAGACGAGCAGAATCGCGGTCATTTCTCACCTTCTTTCGGAGCCGGGAGGAATTTCGCGAGCGCGGCCCCGACGACGCCCGGAATGCGTTCAACAAACGCCGGCATATACCAGCGCGCGAACAGGGACAACACAAGCGCGATCCATCGAATCGCGCCGTGATATTGCGGAAAGAAAAACACCAGCAGCACGCCAAACGCGGTGCCGGTAATCGTGCTCGAAAACGCGGTGCCCCACATGCGACCACGGGGACGAATCGGCTCGCCATAGCCGAACGACGCCGCGGCCCCGGTGAACGCGAACGCGATAATTTCGGAAAGGTCGAGGTAACTGATCTCATTCATCGATGCGCCGCCCGTTCGTCGAAAGCCATAGAAAAAGGTCCGTCGGGGATGGCGGGCTGTCGGCCGGATCGAATGGCGTGCGAACACCCGCGCGCCATAACCAGTTGTTGACGAGTTCGGAGCAGATAACGCCGCCAGAGTTGGGCGCCTCGCGGCCGAACAGCCGAAAGAATGGGCGAATCGCGAACAGCGCGTAGTCGCCGAAAGAGTAGGTTTCGCGCGCATCTTCGCGCATGAATGCTTCGATCTGTTCGCGTGTCACGTCAACATCGAACGCAAACGCATCGATCCACGGCCGGCGATAGTGATCCCATGAAACCCGGCGTGGAACGACGGAAATATCGTAGAATTCGCGCGCCGCAGGATCGTAAAAGCCGCAGTGAAACGCATAGGTTCCAGTGAACATCCGCGCAAGGGCGGCCGTCCATTTTTTCCGCGGATTTGCGAACAGAATCGCGACGCGCATCGCCTCCCCCTGATTCAGCCCGCGAACGCCGCCGGCCATCCCCCGGCGAAATCATACCCCAGCGGATCGGCCGCCGCGCGCATCCTCGCCCGGTGCGTCTCGGCGGCCACGAATAGCGCCGTATCGTAGGCGGCGACCGCGTTCATCACGGCGTCGAGAACCGCCGGGCTCAAATCGGCAAAGGTGCCGCCGATCGTCTTCCACTTCAGCCCGGCCGGGATGCCTTGCGTTTTCAAGCCGAGGTACTGAATCCGGCTGGCGTCGTCGGTGTGCCACCCGGCGCCCGCATAGGTAACGCCGGCGCCCTTCCGGCGGTCGCGCTCGGCCTTGATCCGCTCCCATGCCAGCACCTCGGCTTCGCCTCGCGCGTACACGCGCGCCCACGCGCCCGACGCCCACCGCCAGCCCGTCGGCGCCGGCGGCGCGCTGAGCGCCACGCCGGCGGCTTCCCTGCGCGAAATCAGGCCAAGGTAGGCGCCATCCGGCCCGACACCATGCACAAGCCCGGCCCCGGCCGTCGGCGAAGCGCCGAGATAGGCGTCGAGGTCTGCGATTTCGTTCGGGGTGAGCGGGCGAACCACGCCGTCGAGCGTCACCGTCCCGGCGCCGTCCGCGTAGGCCAGCGCATCGAACGCGAAGCCGAACCGCGGCTGCAGCCCCAGCCGCCAGCGGTCGGCGCCAACCGTGGCCTCGCCCTGCCCGTCAATCCAGCGGATCGCGTTCATAGGTTCGTGTTTTCCTGATATTCGGCGCCCACGTTCACATCTACCGTCGCCGTATCGGTGCCCCGCGTCACGGTGCAACGGTAGACGGCCGAACGCGAAACAGTGCCGTCGCGAATTCGCGGAATGTTGACCGTGAAGGATGTCGTCGCCGAGGTCGGCGAATTGACGGTGAAGGTGTCGCCGCTGATCTTCGACCATGCGAAGGTCGGCCCGGAACCCGCACCGCCGCTCGCGGTAATCGTGACGCTGTTCGTCGTCACGTTCGCCGAGGTCGGGCACGAACTCGAAACGCCGGCCGGTGACTCCGTACAGACGAACGAACCCGACGAATCGCCCGATTTTGACGCCGACAGCGGCGGTGTCGCCGATGCACCGAGCAAGTCGCGCAACTTGATCGGGAGCGCGGTCGGAACGCCGGCGTTTGCGGCCGTGTTCGGCACGTAAGCGCCACCGCGCAGGAATGCCGACAGCGGCGCATTCGACGGCGCACCGAATTCGGTGCGGACTTGCGACAACGAAAGATTGCCGGATGACGGAAGCGCCATCGTCACGCCCTCGACAAGATCGCGGCCAACGCCAGCGCATACGCGCCACCGATCGCAATCCAGAACCGCAGGCGATCGCGCGCGGATTCAGCGGCCAGAACGGCGACGAGTTTCGGATAACTCACACGCTTGATTCCGTCCGCGTCGGTGAACACGCACTCGGGATAGTCCGGCTCGATGTCCTGCGCTCGGAAGCCGATGTCGTCGCTCCCGCATTTTTCGACCGGGAGCTTCGCGGACAATGCCCACCGGAAACGGATCGGGCGAAGGCGCCCGCGCGCGCGTAGCGGGCGAACCTGTTCCTTCAGCGATCCGTCGCTTGTGGACGTGAAGTCTGACGCGGTGACGACGCCGGCGTTCGAGATAGTGACGATATCGGCCGACCCATTCCAAAGCCGGACGGTATCGCTTGAGCCGTAAAATCCCCAGAATCGCGCCGACGTGCGATCGTCAAAAAAAACGCCGCCGGTTGTTCCCGCGTTGTGAAAATATCCGCGCGTTTGTTCGACCACGCCGTCGGCCCTGATTTTCATCGTCAGAGTGTCGTTCGCGCCAAACCAAATCGCACCATTGTTCCGGTTATAAATGAAGCAATCCGGGTCGCTTGCTCCGCTCACGCCTGCACCGAAATCGAACCAGCTCGCTTGTGATTGCTTGCATCGGAACAAGGTCGCGGAAACTACGCCGCTAAACGCTTGCCCACTTACGTTCGCTTTCGTCGTCGGGTCGAAGTTGGCCGAAGTCCACGGCAAACCGCCATTGATCGTCACCGCGCCGGTCGCGAGGTTGAATTGAAACGGCCGGAGCGAATTCCACGACCCGTATTTGTCGCCGCTGGCGGTGACGAGTAGATAAAAATCCGAGCCATCATTGCGAAGCATGACGCCATAGCTTCCGTAGGTCAGCCGGAAGCCGTTCGGTGACGACGCCTGAACCTCGCCGCCGGTGAATTCGTTCCCCTGATCCTTGCGTGCGTATGTCGCAGCCGCAACGCTTCCGAGTTGCGTCGAGTTCGTAACGGTGATCGCATAGGTCGCGGCAAGATCGGCCCACGATGCGCCGCCCCATTTTTCGAACTTGCTCCCGCCAGAATTCCAGCGGATCAGGTTCGTCGGCGGATTCGACCCCGCACCGTCCATCGTGCCGAGCGATGCGAACATTTCACGCACGCGAAGCAAAACGTCGGTATAGGTGTCGGAAATGACGGGTTTGTTAAAGTCTGCGGCCATTAGAACCCCCTCGCACTCCACGAAAACGGCCCGCTCACGCGCGCGCCGGATGAATCGAACAGTAGCACTTTGAACGATGTCGGGTTCGGCACGTCTGCGAAGTCGTAAATCGCATAACGCGCGGCCGTTCCGCTCGGCGTGACGCTGATCGATGTCACGTCGATGAACGCATAGCCGAACGATACCGTCGTTCCGCCAACGTCGGAAGCGTTCGCGGTTCCGGTTCCGGCATCGTTCCGCAGCTTCGTCGATAGCTTCACGTTCAAGCCGTTCAACTGAAGCAAATCGTCGCCGCCAGTCGCCGCAAAATCGAAGCGAACCTTCACGTATCGGAACGCGGACACCACGACTTGCGTTTGTCCGGGGTAATCCGTCCACGCATCGCCGGCCAATTTCTTGACGCTGATCGTCGGCGTGATCGTCACGGCCCCGGTGATCGTTTGTGACGACAGAGTGACCGCGATCCCGGTCGCCGGCAGTTCGGAACCGTAATCGATCGTCTCTTCGTAATACGCCGAGGCTGCGCTCGGCTGGAAATAGCGGGGATATCCCGCGACGATCTGATCGTTCGGCGAGCCCCAAGCGTTCGTCGTGAAGTGGGCCTGATAGGTTTCCGACACGATCGGCGCGAACAAACTCGCGCCATCGAACGCGAGCCCGGACTTCGTTCCCGAAAACGTCGAGTCGAAGTTCGATCGCAACACGTAATCCGGCGGCTGATTCACAAGCGCCGACACTTGAGCAGGCGTGCCCGCATTGCCTGCCGTATCGTAGCCCGTCACCCAATAGACGAACGTCCCGCCCACTTGCTCGAACAGCGCCGTGAAGCGCGCGTTTGATTCCTCGCCGATCACCGTCGCCGCCGCGTACACGCTGCCGCGCCGAATCTGATACCGCGCGATCGGAAGGCTTGCCGTCGGGTCTGTCCAGCGAAGCAACACATTGTTGTCGATCACTTCCGGGGTGATCGTCACCGCCGACGGGTTCGTGATCGTGATCGCGATCGAAACCGGCGTGCCTTCGTTCCCGGCGACATCGATTGCCGCGATCCAATACGTCGCGGCCCCGCCATAGGTGACGCGCTCGACGAACGCCGTCGACAACGGTTGCGCGAGTTCAACACCGCCAGCCCATGAACTGCCGCGCTTGATTCGATATCGGTCGATTGCAAAACTACCCGCCGCCGCGGCCCATTGCAGGCGCGTATCGGGGCCGATGATCGAGATCGAAGGCGACGCGACCGACGGTGCGGTGATCGTGAACGTCGTCGTCGCGGCTGTCGTCGAATAGTTCCCGAGCTTGTCGCGTGCCTTGACGCGGATCGTATAGTTTCCGGCCGCCTGAATCGCCCACAAATACGCCGACGAGTTTGATCGCGCGATGAACGTCGCCGCGTCCCAATCCGCGCCACCGACGCGGATTTCGTAATCGGCAAGATCGGGTTCGGTGTTCGGCGCCCAATTCAGGCGCACGCCGTAGCCCTCAAGCGATGCCGCAAGGCCGGCGACGTTCGTCGGCGGCAGACGCACCATGTCGCCGGTCACGGTGTAGGCGTATGGATCGACATCGGCGAGCCCTTGCTCGGCGCCGCCGTACACGTTGAACGATGTGAACTTGAACTGGATCGTTTTCCCGATGAAATCCAACGCGAGCGGGTCGCTTTTCGCGATCGCCTGATCGACACGCACGAACGACGAGCCCGCCGCCTTCGCGCCGCTCGGCGAGCCGTAAGCGCCGCGGCGAAGCCCCGTCAGCGTGTAGGCGTTGGCCGCGGTGAGCGTTGCGGTTTCGTAGGCGAAGAATTCGCCGCCGGCATAGCACAGCGTTTGCAGGTTGTCGGCATCGGTGGCCGAGCCCGAAAGCATCTGCCCGCCCTGCCCGGCCAGCGCGACCGCCGCCGATCCGCCCGGCCCGGCGGCCAACGTCGAAGACAACAGGCCGTAGCGGCTCCCGCCATCGATGACGCCGATCCGGCGATAGCTGTCGCCGTCGAGCGACGCCCACACCGTACACCCGCCCCAATTCGGCGACGCGCCGGACACCGCGGCCCATACCTCAAGCCCGGTGGTCGTCAACGCGACCGGCGGCTCGAGAAGCGTCGGCGCGGACACGTCGCCCGGATCGACTTCGAAGTTCGGCACATAGCCGGTGCCGATCTGCGACGGATAGAGCGGCACGTTCGCGACGCCTACGGGGAAATCCTCGGCTATGAACGTCAAGTCGCCGAACTCGTTTTCATAGATCGACACGATCCGCACCGGAATTTTCACGGGTGCGAGCGCTTCGTCGAACACGGTCACGATGTCCATCGGTTCGAGCAAGGCAAAACGCCAGCCGAGCCGGAACTCGTAATCGTTGCGGATGCCGAGCGAGCGTTGCACGGCAAGGTGCGCGACGTAATTCGCGACATTTGCGTCGGTGATCCAATGCGCGCGGATCGAGTCTTTCGTTCGAAGTCCGAACTCTTCGATGTTGGCCTGATCTTCGGCCGGCATCGGTTCGATGTTGTAATCGTTCGCGCGATTGATAAATTCGATCGATGTCGCGTTGAACGCATCAGCCGGCGTTTTGCGCCGGCACTTCACCGGGTCGTCGCCTTGCGCGCGAAGAAAATCGTCGTCGGTGAGGTCGTAAATCGGCTGCAGGTTCGGGATATAGGTCGCCCCATTCGCCGAAATCGCCGCGTCACCGTATGGCACCAGCTTTAGCAAGCCCTCCGACCATATCGCGGCGCTGTTGGTCATTTCCGCGCAAGCGGTGATCACCTGATGCGCTTCGCTTTGCTCCGTCAACGCCGGCGAGATGAAGATTCCAGACGCGCGGCAGAACGTCGAATAGGGCGAAAGGTCGCCCACGCGATGACCGGGGAACGATGCGCCGAACGTCGGATGGGTCAGAATGTCGCCGACAAAATCCGCGGGATCGCAGTCGCGGCGGCCGGGATATTGAAATCGCCCGTTTACTTCGAAGTTGTGATTCTCGACTTCGGCCGCGCTCGTCAGTTCATATTTCGGTGTTGCCACGTAAGCGAAATCGCTATACGGGTCGGCTTGTTCCGGGTGTTTCGTCGTCAAGTGATCCCACGGCGCTTGCCCGCGCGAACCGCGGAACAGCGTCAAGCCTGCCGCCGCTTCAGCGCTGAGCATGCCGAGCGGCGGCGTCCACGTGTAGGCGATCACCACTTGACGGCCAGCGAGCGCGGTCGCGAACTGATACACGCCGCCGGCGACGGTGTAATCGGTGCCCGAGGTCAGCGGCGTGTCGGCGCCTTCGTCGTTCGACGCCGCCAGCGTCACGCCGGTGTTCGCGGTCCAATACGCGAACATCGACACTTTCGCTTTGCCGTTGGCGTGAATCGTGGCGACTTCCGAGACGGCGATCGGGACTTGCGCCATCTGCGCACCGTCGAGGCGTTTCTTCCCGCGCCACACGGTCGCGATCGAGGCGATCGGACCTTCACCGATTCCCATCATCACGGCCGCGTAATAGCGGTAGGTCGTCGATTGTTGTCGCACCTTCCCGCCACCGCCCTTGCCGCCCGATGTCGTGGTCGTCGTGACGGCGACCGTCGTAAAGTCGCCGTACCATTGCAGATTGCCGGCGATGCGGTTCGCGCCATAGACGACGGGGCACGTCAGACCGTAGGACGACTGCTGGATTCGGATCGCGCCGATCCTCGGCTCGCTCGTCGAGATTGTCGTCGTCTTACCGCCCATCGGTCCCCCAAGGTGACTGGCACACGACTTCGCGATCGATCATTTCGGAATCGTTGACCGTAGTCACTTCGCAGCCGCGGTCGATATAGGCGTGAACGATCCGCCCGTCGCCGATGTAAATCGCGCCGTGAGAGAAACAGCGGCCGAATTTCCAAACCGGGATATCGCCCGGCTGCATCGCCTCGAACGGGATCACGTGCGGCGCATAGCGCCGAACCTCGGCGAGATACCGCTCGGCGGCCCGGTGAAGGTGCCAGTCGGGCGGATACGGCGCCGGCTCGATCGGCCCGGTGACGCCTGCGGCTGGATAGACGGCCGCGAGGATCATCCCGCAATCGACGCCAGCGCCCTTCACGCGCGCGCGGTGGTGGTACGGCGTGCCGACCCACGTCAACGCCTCGGCGACGACGGCGGCGCGCTGCGCAGCGATTCCGGCGGTGTCTGTGGCGATCATGCCGCGACCTCGGGCTTCGGCACGAACCGAAAGCCGCGAAAGTTGGCGCCGTTGCCGAACTCGACGCATCGGTCGCGACGCTTGCCGCACACCGGATAGACCGTGAACGCATCGCCAACGCCCGGAACGGACGGAAGCGGTAGCGCGAACGTGAACACGCCGCCGGCGTAAGCCTTCACCGTGCGCCGGTACCCTGCGTTCGGGCCGGTGGTGAACGCGAACACACCCTTGTCGAAATACCCCGACGCCGGCGCGGTCAGATTCGTGGCGATCGCCGTTGTCGTCTGCGCGCCGCCGGATACCACGCCGGATTGTGTCAGAACCGCACGCTGAAGCCCGCACGGTGCCGAGTATGGGGTTTTGATGCATGGCGGTTGGTAGGCGTTGCGCGGAACCTTGACGTTCAGCAGTTCGACATCGGACTTCACGATGACTTCGGTTTCGGTGCGCGCCGGGTTCACGTCCGAAACGCGGCCAGAGAACCGCAGCAGCGCGCCTACGGCGGGCGCCTGCCAATCCGTCAAGAATGCCCGGAGAAGCTCGACGACCGCGCCGTCGAGCGCCCCAGCGCGCGCCGCTTGCGCGAACGGAAGCCCTTCGATCGTGTCGGCACCGGCGCCGAGCCGCGGGGCGAACTTCAGCGTTAGCGAATCGACCTCAAGGCCGACCGATGTCCGGGTCGAACTGCGCGAGATCAGCGGGCCGTCGGCGGTGTAGGTGTCGGCATCGATCACGATCGGCACGTCGGCCGAGCCGAAGCGGTACACGCCCGACGCGGTGCGGATCAGGTAGGCATCGGCGAGCATGAACTCGACCGACGAGTTCAGCAGGGCGACGAGCGCGGGGGATGCGGAAATCATCGGTTAGCCTTCCTTCGACGTGACGAATTCGATCTTGCGAAGCTCCCATAGATCGCGCAGGAATTCCGCGAACTCGGCCTCGTCTTTCGTGAACCGGACGCGATGATAAAACAGCCCCGACCACTTCAGGACGCCACCGGGCGCGGGCGTCGAGTTGAAAATGATCGCGCCGTTATCGTCGATCGTGTACGTCGACGGGGATTGCAGGATTTCGTTCAAATACACCGACGGCGATCCGTTGACGGCGCCGATCGGTGCGACGTGCCCGGCATAGGTGCGGACGAGCCGATATTTCGACACGCCGGCGACAGTGGTCGCGAAGACTTGCGACGCCGCAGCGCGATCGCTCGGGCAATCGTAAAGAAACGACTCGAACGAACCACTTCGCGCAAGAAAGAAACCGATCAGGGTGTCGAGTTCGACCTTCCCCGGCCGCTGCCGCAAGAATTCGTAGCTGAGCGCGAACTTCCAGCGCGGGTACGCTTGAAAGCGCGCGCGCGATTCTCGACCGCTCACGGCGGTCTGAATCTTCGTCTCGAACATGGGCGTTTTCGAGTGCCCCCACTTCAGCCCCGGAAGCGTCGGAAATACGGCCTGCGACACGTTCGCCCCCTGTTATCGTTTGAAGTCGCGAGCGGCGGCTTTCAACGCATCCGCGACCGCGCTTTTGTTTTGTAGCAGGAACCGCCGAACGTCGCCGGAGTCCATCGCGTGAACGTGTAGGTGAACAGCACCGCCGCCACCGCTTCCGCCGCCGGCTATATCGCGGATTATGTTCGACTCCTCTTTCGGCAGAATCATTTCCTCTTCGTGCGCTTGAACAACGGGGTCGATCCCCGACGGGATGCTCCACCCGCCTTTTGCGCTCGGAAGCGTTGTCGTCGTGGTCGTCGTCTTCGATCCGCCAGAACCGCCGCCAAGCGCCGAGACGGCCGCAAACACGGCCGCCATCGCGGCCAGCGCCAACACCGGGCCGACGAAGGGGATCGAGGCTTGCGACGCCGCCGCGCCGGCGCCGGCCTGCGCGGCATTCATGCCGACGACGGCCGTCGTCTCGGCTGATTTCGTGCCGATCGTCGCCGCACTCGCGGCGGCCTGTTGCGCGATCTGTTGGCCGAATAGCAGCTTGCCGAGCGCGGTTTCTTTGATGACGCGAATCCCGTACTGAATCAGCGGCTTCACCACCATTTCTTGCACGAACGACGCATAGACCGACTGCCACAGGCTGCGCATAACTTGGCTCGCCGACTGTTGGCGGGTAATGATGCCCGTCATCGCATTGTTAAATTGCGACTCCATCGTTCCGAAGAAATTCGTCGTTCCGCCCGCAGCGTCCACCGTCGCACGGTTGCGCAATTCGCCGATGCGCTGTTGGTGCTGTTGCTCGATCTCGATCAGCTCGGCTTTGATCCGCGCGAATTCGACCGGATTCATATCCGGGTCGAGTTGCATCATCGCGAGACGTTCCTCGAACGCCTGCCGCTGAATCGCGAACCGCTCCGCTTCGAACTGCATCTGCGCCGCGGTGCGCTGTTGAAAACTCATCAGCCCGATTTGATAGTCGCGATCGGCTTCCATTTCCGCCGCGTCGATCGCAGCCATCGCCGAGGCCATGCGCGCGGATTTTTCGACTTCCGCGATCTGCCGAATCTGTTCGGCCTTTTCGCGCTCAAGTTCGAGAATTGTCCGCTGCGCTTTTTTGAACTCGGCCGAATTCTCGCCGTATTGTTTCTTGACCTCTTCGGCCATCGCGCGCGCGATGCGAATGCGCTCGTCGTAATTGTTACGCCATTCGTCAAGCTCTTGGCGTAGCGTCTCCATCGCCGCTTGAAACGCTTCCTTGCGGGCGCGCTCGGCCTCGCGCTCGGCCTCTTTCGCCGCCTGAGCGCGTGCGCGTGCCGCGCCCTTGTCTTCGCCCGTCGCGGCGCCGTCGCCGCCCTGCCGGTATCCGGCCAGCTTGTCGCCCTTGTCGCCGGCGCGCGCTGCGCGCTCCCGTTCGTAGGCTTCCCGGCGTGCGTTCGCGCCATCGATCGCCGCTTTCGTGCCCGCGATCGTCTCGCTTCGTTCCTGAACGATGGCGCGAATCGAATCCTCGAACGCGGTCTGGTTCGCCTTGACTTGCGCGATGCCGCGCGCGCGTGCGTCGGCGATCGTGTCGTCGGTGAATATGGCCTTGATCGTGGCGACGTTCGCCTCGACGATCGTCACCATCTGTTGCATGCCGTTTGCGACGTACACCGTCGCGAGTTGGATAACGGCGCGCACGTTGGCCGGGAAATCGCGCCACGGCGCGAACAACGCCTCGGCGAAACCGGGCGAAAAGTCGTCAAGCCATGCGCCGAATCCGGCCAAATCGTTGCGCACGATGTCGATCGCTTCGCGCGCGTCCTCGAACCACGGCCCCCACGCGGCGGCCATCGCTTCGATGTGGCCCTCGAACTGCCCGCTCGCGACGTATGCGTTCAACTCGGCGAGCAAGTCTATGGCAAGGCGAACGCTATCCTCGATCGCTTCGCCCAAGCCGGACGCGCTGAGGTTTAAAATCAGCTTGTCCCACTCGTCGGACAAGTTCGACATCGCGCCGTCGAGCGTGTCCATGCGCGCTTCCATCGCGCCGCCGAAGTTCGTCTCGCCGAGCTTGAGCAGATATTCTTCGATCGCGCCCGCTTCATTGCGCACGGTTTCCGAAACGCCGCGGAACCGAAACGTGATCTTGTCGCCTTCGGTCGAGGCTTTAATTCCGAATTCCTTCAGGCGTTCGAATTCGCCCGTCGAAGCGTCGGCGACCGCTTCGATCATCTGATTCAGGCTTTTACCCATCGCCGACGCGGTGTTGCCGTAGGACGTGAGCGCTCGCTCGGATGGTGTCAGCCCGAGATTGACGAGCTTCACGAACGATTCGGAAACCTCCTGCAGCGAGTACGGCGTTTTCGTCGCGAAATCTTGCAGCGCGCCGAAGGCTTCGGTCGCCTTTTCAGCCGATCCGGTGGCCGTAATCAGCCCCGCGTTCACTTTGTCGAATTCGCGCTGGACCGCGACGACCTCTTTCAACACGAACACGGCCGCGCCGGCGACGGCCGCAACCGCAGTGATCGCCGCAGTGACGGCCGCAATCGGCCCGAGCATCTTTGTGAAGCCGCCAGCGAGCGCGGCATTTACGCCGCCAAGTTCAGCCGATGCGCCGCCCGCGCCTTTCGCGCCGGCGCCGAATTTCGACACTTCTTCGCGCGCACGTCCCATGTGCTTTGCGGATTCGCTCGACACCTTGCCAAGCTCGCGATTGATGTCGGCGACACTATCGCGAACGATGTCACGCGACGACGTGAACCCTTTTCGGAGCCCGTCGTTTGTCGCGGTGATATCTACTTTGACCGACATCGCTCCCCCGTGCGCTTAATGCTGATCGAATGCCGTCATGAACGCGGCCATTTCCGCATCATCCCCGTTTTGTTCCGGCGTTTTCGCCGTTTCTATCTTGAGCGCGCGCCGCACCATGACGTGCAACGGCGGGAAATCTTTCCAGTAACGATTCAGCGCTTCCAGCCGGGGTAGATCGATTTCATCGAGGACCGTTTGCCACGACATCCCGGTCGCGGCGATGACGTGGCAAACGATGGCATCCCAATCGGTCAGCCCGGCGTCGTTTCCCCCGCGGCGTCATCGGCCCCCGCTTGATTCTCTGCCGCTTCCAACGCCTTGCGGCGCAAGCCCGACACGTCCATCGCCGCGGCATAGATGTCGAGCATGTTTTCGAGGCCGACGAGTTCCCCGCAATCCTCGCGGGTGATCTCGGGATAATTGCGCTTCAGCGAAGCGTGACAGACATCGATCGCGGTCGAGATCGTTTTCGGGTCGGTGATCTCGCCGGTGAACGATGCGATGCGCTCCTGAAGCTGTTCGAGCGCGCCAAGCGCAAGCGGCGGGAACACGTAGGTGTTCCCATCGCTGAGCGGAAGCGGGATGCCTTTCACGCGGACAACGGGGGTATTCATGGCGGTATTACTCCGAAGTGTTCCAAGTCAACGCCTGTCCGGCGTCGTTCGTGAATGCCTCGAAATCCATTTCGGGAACGGTGAAGTCGTCGTTTTTGCCACCGACGGCGAGCTTCGTCGAAACGCATGCGTAGAGCTTCAGGCTGTTGATCTTGCCGCGGAACGGGTTCGCCAGATAGAGCGAGAACTCGGGCGCGTAACCCATCGGCAGATTCACCACGTCGATTTTGTTCGCCGTGGTCGAGACGGCCGAGTATTCGAACGTGATGTAGACCTTTTTCGCAGTGTCCGCAGCCGCGAAGGTGTAGACGCCGGCGGCGACGGAATACTGACCCGTTGCCGGTGCCGAAGCGACGCGCGTCATCGGCTTTCCGTTGGCATCCACGACACCCAAGTCGGTCTGCCACGTGCCGGAGAACGGCGGCGCTGGCGTGATCGTATACGGCGATGCGGGAATGACCGCGCCCACAAAATCCGACTGCACGGCGAGGATCGACTTCGACAGCGTTTGGCCGAAGAAAATCGAATTGTAGAGCGCGCCGTTGATCTGCGCGAACTTCGCCTTGCCGCCGATCTTGCCCTTGCCGCGTCCAACCGCGACGGGTAGCTGTCCCTGCCCGTGGAGCATCTTGTTTTCGAACTGGATGTCTACGCTCACTTCCTGCAAAACGCCGAACTGTACCGGCGTCGGTGTCGTGATGTCGTGGCCGTTCCCATCCTTCAGGGGAACGGCAAACATGAGGCCAGAGCCGAAGGTAACTTGCATGGTGAACCCCCTAAACGATGGTGAAGCGGTTAATCGGATTGCGACGATTGGGAACTCACGATCTCGCCGTCGTCGGCCGTCAAGATCGCAATCGGAATGATGGCGACCTCAAGATCGCCGAGCGTGCCTTCGAAGGTCTGAATCGCCCCATCGATGCGCGCCCATTCTACCCCCGGCACGCCGCCGAGGTTATTCACCCGCAACACCGGGTGCCGTTGGTTCACGACGTTTTGAATCGCGTCGAGGATCGGATTCAACACCGTGCCCGGCGCGATGTCGCCCGTCGTGTGAACGTAGAGATAGAGCTTCGGCATGAGGTACACGCGCGAACCGGCGCCGAGGTGTGGTTCGTCGATTCGCTCGTCGCCCTGCGCGAGATAAAGCGCGGGCATCTGTTCCGAAGGAACGTCGACCCAATGCTTCAGCTTGCGGCTGAACGTCGTCAAGCCCGGAATCGCCGCCAGTTGCGCAGCGAGCCCCGCATAAATCGGTTCGCGGACGGTGGTCATAGGTTCACCCCAACGTCGGCGGCGCGCTGCAGGTCGGCTTCGATGGCCGCCTTCCGGTCTTCGAGCGCTGAGCGGAGAAACGACCGCTCGGGCATTTTGACCGCTGGAATCGACACCGCGCGACGAAACAGCGTCTTCCCGCCGACGCTGAACTTCAGCGCTTGCGCGCGCTTGGCCGCGATGATGCGGGCGGGAATCGTGCCGCCGAATTCGTGAATCGGCGCATAGACGAGCGGCGTCGAGACGGTGCCAGTCACCGACGACGACGACGACGAGATCGTGTGCGCCACCGAACGGCGAAGCGTGCCGGTGCGAACCTTCAGCACTTGCCCGGTCAGCTTGTTTTCCTTGACGTGCCGGACAAGCTCAAGCGTTTGTCGCGCGATGCTGTCATGCACGCGCGAGATCGCGTCGCCTTCGGCCCGCACAAGGCCGGCTAGAACTTGCCCGTCGCCGCTGATGGTGAACTCAATCACAAGGCCACCGTCGCGCGTAGTCGGCGACGATGCGCTTCGCCGAGTTTGGGAAGCCTTCACGGGCGAACGTCACTGTCTCGCCGGCGAGCGCCTTCGAAATGAAGCCGATCCAGTCCTTTTCCTTCCATGCCTGCGCGGACACTTCGACGATCGCATGACCAACGTCGGCGGGCACGGGATCGAACCCGGCCGTATACGCGATCGCGATGTTTTTCACGCCGAGCGTGAAGCGATAGCCGCGCAGATAGATCGCGGCCTCTTCGTTCCCGGTGGTGAACACATAGCCGTTCCCGATGCCGACAGCAGCCGGCACCGGAAGGCCGTCGATCGTGAGCGATTCGATCGAAACGATCGGGAAATCGCGTAGAAGCATCCGATCCGACCCGTTGCCGGATCGCAACTCGGAACGCGCGCCGCGCGCGATGCTGCGCTGAACCGAATTCTCGAACGCCGTCGAGGCGTATTCGAGGACGTTCGTCAGAATGACATCGGCCGACGTGTCGTCGGCTTTCAATCCGACGTAGAGCTTCAGGTCGGCGAGCGTGGCGAGTGGCATCTTCGCGATTCCCGATCAGGTGGCAGGGATCAGCCGGCCGCGGTTGCGGCGCGGCGCACGCGCTCGGCTTCGATGGCCGCGACCACGTCTTCGCGGGCCTGTCCGTTGATTTCGGCCGCTTCCGCTTCCGTCAAGGCAACGTCGGGCAAGCCGCCGAGGTCGGCGATCACGGCCGCGGCATCGCGTGCGAGGAATGCCGCCAGCGCTTCGCCTTCGCTCGCGAACTTTTCGCCCGCTTCCGCTTCCGCGGCGGCGTTTGCGGCGTCCATGTCCGCTTGCGCAGCGCGCACGCGATCGGCTTCCGCTTCGATCGCAGCGGTGTCGAGCGGCTTGTTCGTGTAGCCGAAGGCGTAGGCGTGATGAACGACTTCGCGCGGGATGGTGACTTCGCCGCCTTTCACGGCGTAATTGACGCCGCCGATCGTGATGTCGGTCGCGCCGTCGGGTGCGACGAGCGTCACGTTGTCTTTGTTCTGATCCATTGCGGGTTCCTCGGTGATGGTGATTTGAAAAACACAAAGCGCCCGGCAGTTGCCGGCCGGGCGCCACGCTGCGAACGCCGCGACCGATTAGACCGCGATGTTATTGATGACGCCGAACGCCGGCGGGAAATAGTTCTGCAGCAAGCCGTCAGCGTAAACGCCGAATTCATGCTTGCGGGTGCGGTACGGCCACTCGATCGCGTAATACTCGGCGCGCATTTTCATCTGAATGATGTTCGTCACGCCGGACAGCGAATAGGGAAGCCGCGCCGTGCTGAACAAGATCAGGCCGTTGGGAATGTCGGGATGCACTTCGACTTTCACGCGGGTGTTCGTGATCGGGTTCAGCACCGAACCGACCACGGTGCCGGCGTCGATCGTCACGCCGCCCTGATCGGCGTTGTAACGGATCAGCGGCGCACCGCCGTTGGCGATCACGATCGCGTTCACCTTCCCCAGCGTGCGGCCCGAGACGCGCATCTTGTCCGGGGACAGCTTGTAGTTATCCCAGAACGACGCGAACGCCGTGTCGAGTTGCGTGATACCGCCGGCGCCGTTGCTCGTCAACGCGGTGCCCGTGCCAGCGGTGCCGGTTGCCAACGTCTGCACGTAAGCACCGGAACCGGGCGTGAGGATTTGCGTCAACAGGCCGTCGAACGCGAGCGGTTCGCGCGAATCGTCGGCGGTGAACTTGCCGGCGATGGCTTGCGAGCCGGTGGCCGCAGCGGTGATCACGATGCTATTGATCGTGGTCACGGCGCCCAGCACTTCGGAACCGGCAGCGCCCCAGAACCACGCATAGCCGAGCGCGCCGTTCACCGCCGTGACGGTAGCGGCGATCGAGCCGGTCGGGCCGGTGACGGCCGCGGTCGCATTCGTGGATTTCTGCGCGGCGCCGGACTTGACCGGATCGGTCGAGCCGTCGGCATTCGTGCGGGTGAAACTTTCCGGCACGCCAGCGACGACGCTCGACTCGCGCATCGCGATATGCGACAGCGCGACGCAAATCACCGAATAGGTCGCCGAAGCGAGCGAGCCATTCGACGCGGAAGCTGCGAGCGAAGGCGTCGGCGTGATGCCGAGCGCGAGCGAGTTGTTGCCGCCGATCATGAGACGCTCTTCCTGAATCATCGTCGCCGAGAGCGTGTTCATCATCGCGAGCGCGCGCGCATCGTCGAAGTTTTTGCCGGCCCACTGGCCTTCGAACGTCACGAAGTCTTCCAAGCCGAAGCCCTTGTAAGCCGCGGTCTTGTTGGTGACGGTCGTCGCCAGCACGCCGCCGCGGTTGCCTTCCGACACGCTCGCACGCTGGCGGCTGGTATTGATCGCGGTGATCTGTTTCCAGTTCGTTGCGTTGCCACCGTCGGCCGGTACGCGCGCCGTTTCGTTGCGGAACGGCGTCAGCACCGGGAACAGCAGCTTCGCGCCCGGTTCGAGGTCGTAATGCACAAGCCCGGTGGCTTGCGTGATGCCCTTTTCGATCAGGTGCGCCGGCAGGTTTCCGGTAGGCGCGGCGGCTTTGATGGCATCGAGTGTTGCCTGAGTCTGGTTCATGGGATACCCCCGGTTGAAGTGTGTGGATTGGTGCGGTTTATCCGCCGCGCCGGCGGAATCTTGCGGAAGTTATCGGCCGACCCGTGTGCCGCCTGATGCGAGCGCTTTCTTAATCGCGCTGAGCGGCGTTTCCGGTTCGTCGGTGCCTTCGGTTTTCGTGGCGAGCGTGTCGTCGCCGGTCTTTTCGACTTTCGTCAGCGATCCTTTCGCCGCTGCGGGCGCATCCTTCCACGCCTGTTCGATCTTGCGCAGACGCGCGAGTTCGGCCGCGGCTTTTTCGATCGTGTCGATCGCATCGTCTTCGACGCCGGCCGCCTTCAGCACCGCCGGAACGTCGACGGGAGTTGCCGCCGGTGCCGCCGGCTTGATCTTCGCGAGCGCGCCTTCCAACACGACGGACAGCGACGCTGTTTTCGCCTCGGCGAGTGCGGCCTGAAGCCGCTCGCGCGCGCGGGAAACGTCCGCATTGACGAGTTTCAACAGCAGCCCATAGAGCTTGACGGCGATCGCGCGCGCTTCGTTCGCGATGTCTTCGGAACCGGCATCGAATGACGCCTCGAACGCCTGATAATTGCCGAAATCTTCGAGCCGTTCGCACAGTTGCGCGAGGTCGGAAATCGCATAGCAGCCCTTCGCGAGATCGCCAGCGCCGATCGCTTTGTCGGTGTCTTCGCCCTGATCGTCGTCTTCGCTTCCGGCCGATTCGTCATCGCCGGCGGCATCCTTGCCGTCTTTTTTCTTGTCTTTGTCGTCGGTTTTGGGCGGATCGTCCCCGCCTTCGCCGGACTCGGTTTTCTCGCCGTCGCCGGTGCCGCCGTCGTTTTCGTTTTCGCCGTCCACGCCTTCGGCTTTGTAGCAGGCGAACACGGCGTCGGGGTTGCAAGGCCGATCGACGAGCGAAACCTCGACGAGGCGAAGTTTCGTGATGATCGCTTTGTTTGCTTCGTCGCGACCTTCGACATATCCGCCGATGCTGAAGCCTTTATAGGTGCCGGTGCGAACCTTCAGCACCGCCACGGGATCGACCACGTGTGCGCGCAGGAACGTCCGGCCGTCGTCTTGCACTTCCGCGTGCAAAGCGACGCCGGCGGCGTTCGACTTGTGCATTTCGCGGATGTTCGCGAACTTCATGTAGTCGGGGAGCGCCGACTTCATCGCGTCGGGCGTGATCGTCTCGCCTTCGGCATCCACTGCGCCCGACGACGCATAGCCTTCGACGATCACGGTCCCGTCGGATTGATCGAGCGACTTCGCGATCGTGCCGAAGATGATCGTCTTTTTCAGCGCGCCTTTTTCGATTTTGTCGCTCATATCAAACCCCCAAGGATTGCGGATGCGGTGGCCGCTGGCATTTCGTCGGCGAACACGGGAAGGATGTCGCAGCGGCAGTTCGGGTGATTTGGCGGCGCGTCTCGTCCCGTGACGAATTTCGCGTCGAACGCAATCGCGCCTTGTGATTCGCACGCGGCGCACTGCGCGGAGACTTTCTCGTCTTTCGCCGTGAGCCATCGCTTCCCGTGAACGATTCCCGTCTCGCGATACCCGTGCATCGTGCCGGCCACGTCGGCGGCGGCGACTTCGGTGCGCGCGATCATTTCCGCGCGGTTCCCGCTGAACGCAAAATCCCCCTCGATCGAATCCGCTAGCGCCCCCGTACTCTGCCCCGTGTCAATAGCTTGGCGCACTCTGTCCGCCAACGCAACGCGAACCGCGTCGGTGATACGCCAGACGGCGTTCGGGTTGGGGACAAGCTGGCCGGCGACGACGCGCATCCCGACCATTTCGGCCGCGCGCTCTTCGGCCCACGCGCGGGCGCGCTCGCGCACCCGGCGCGATATGGCCTTGTCGAAGAGGCCAAGTTGTCGAAGTCCGGCATCGCCGCCCGAGCCGAAAATCGCCTCGAATATCGGCGCCAACAGTGGCGGGAGATCGCGCTCCCAGCGGGACAGGTCAAGGCCGGGGATACCTGCAAGAATCCCGACCGGAATGGTGCGATCGCCTTCGGCTTTGCCGACATCCGGCACAAGGGCGACGACTTCGGCCGCCAGCCGGACGGCTTCGGCTCGAAACCAGCGCTTCAGGGCCGCGCGCATGCGTGTCCGACACTGGCGGGCGATCGGGCGATCGCGATCGATCGGCTCGAGCCCGGCTTTGCGGATCAGGTGGCCGACGGGCGAACAAGCGGGCGCATGGTCGTAACGGAAGGCGATCCCGGTCATGCGGCCTCCAATAGCAAGTCGAAGAATTCGGCGAGTCCGGGGTCGGTCCATTCGCCCGCGCCGGCCGCGTGCGCAGCGCCACGCGAGGCGCCGACGGCTTCGGCGACCATTGGCGCGGCAGAATGCCCGCGCGCGCCTGAGCGGCCCGCAGCGTAGCCGCTGGCCTCGACGATGACAGGCGGCGGGCGTTCCGGTACAGGGGCTTTCTTCGGCTCTTCGCGCGCAGCCGGACGGGGCGCCGGCGCCTTGGGCTTGTCGGGGATGTAGGTTTCGAAGATGGGCACCGCCAACCCCGGCGGCCGGGCGACGACGCCAGCCGCCGTCGAAGTGCCGGCGGCCGTGCCATACGCCGAAATAACGGTCCCGCCGCTGGCCGC